ACAAGGCAAAAAGAAAAAATTTAGCTGCTGACTAGAAAACTAGAGGCATGATATAAGAGTGTATAACTCTTTGTCATGCCTCTTTTGTTTTTAGTCAAAAAAAGAAAGAGGTATATAACCATGACACTACAACAAATCAAAGCACAAATTGACAGTCTAGGCACTCGTAAACAACAGCAAATCGAGGCTTACGGAGCTATGAAAAAAGACCTGTTCGAGAAAGTCCGTAATCAACAAATGTATCAATCTGAGGCTGAGTTACGCTTAGAAAACTTTAAGAAAGAGGCTGATAGTCTTTCAAATACAGAGTACGCTAGTATTATTAACAAACTGGAGTTATTGGAGAAATCAGAGCTAGAGGTAATTAAATCAGAGTATGAAACAGTTACGGCTGATAATGTTGCTGAATTGAGCTTGTTAGGCACTATGAAAGTGTCGGAGCAAGAACTACTAGGCTACTTGGAGAAATTCAAGCGTAACCCATTGGCTATTAAGAAATTACATGAAATCGGAGCGGCTAATAATATCACTTTACCTAACTATATCTTGAAAGAGGATAGATTGGCCAACTTGTTACAGGTTTTCAAACAGTATGCTAAGAGCTATCACGATACGCCAATTATCGACAGCAACGGATCAGCAAGTGACCTGGCTTTTATGTTGGTTCTTACTGGTGATGAAATGGCTACAGCCTTAGAAGAATATTCCAATCACTTTGATACAGCTCTAGGGCTTTCTGAAAGCTGATAAATCAATCAAAAGTAAAATGCTGGTACACTTTTTAGAACGGCTTACGGAACGTTTGGAGCGTTCTAATGAAGTATAATTTACGAAACGAACACGGTGAAAGGGTGCTGCATGGAGAGAGATAATGGAGGACGTTTTTTACATGGTAATCAAGTAGCTAGAGGTAATCGAGGTAACAGAAAGCCGAAGTATGGTAATAATAACGCCATGAAACATGGTTTATATAATCGTTATACGGGTGTTTTACGCAGTAGAGGAGGCGGGCTGTCAATTTATAATAACGGGGTATATTTAGGCTCATTACCTGAGAAATACTACCACACTACAGAAACAGGGGAGCTAATGATAGATATTCTAGCTGTACAGTGTCTAGTAGCGGTTTTCGGTTTGCCTGACAGTCTTTTCGGAGAACCTGAGTATGTTGAATATTAGAGTAAAGTTCATTTTTGAACACAACCTACAGAGAGGCACTACAAATGAATGTTGATGAAGTTAGAATTAAGCTAGAGGGAATTAAGTGGTTAGATGAAGAAATGAGGGGGCTACAGCTTGAATTACAGTACCTTGAGCAGGGGCTTTTTAAGAAGTCATCACTTACACAAACAAAGGTACAGACTAGTAGGGTAAACAATGCTGAAAATGGAGTAGTTCATACTATTAAGCTAAAACAAGATATAGAGGAAAGGCTTGCTGAAATCATTTCAGAGCGCTTAGAGAGTTCAAGACTGATAGATAAAGCAAGCAATCCACTTGAAAGGGCTGTTTTGAGAATGGCATATGTTAACCGCTTAGAAATATGGGATATAGAGAAGAGGATAGACTGTCTGCTAAAAAACGCTATCGCTCTCTAAACACACAAATAAAAAAGACTAAAGCTATTGAGGGAGAACTCAAAGCGTCAAATATTGAGAGAAAGCACAAAAACGCCCTCTTTAAGGTTCTCAAAGATGAGATTAGTTTTTCTGTATCAGTTAATTTGTCAAGTGTTCAAGTAGATGTTATGAAGGATAAAAAATCCCGTCAGAGATTTAAGGACTATGCAATAAAGAGAGTGGTAAAAAATTTATTTAAGAAACTGTTAGAGCAGGGACTTATAAATAAGAGTGATGATATGGAGCTTTTTGTTAATATTGATCAGCAAGGCTTTGCAACAAATGGATTATATGGTCTAGGTGACGGCATACTTGAAGAATTGAGGTATGGGATTATGAATTTTAACTATGGTACATTCTATCCACCAATCCTTGAAGGGAAATTTATTGTACATACTAAGTCATGTGTATCTGAAAATGATTACTTGATACAGGCAGCTGATATTTTAGCTAATAGGATATGGAACTCTTATGAAAAGCAGACAAGTAAGCTACGAGAGATACCTAATCATACTTTTTTAAATTTACCGTAGTTTTTACTTGCTAAAAGCGTGCTCGTGGTATAAAATATGATTACAGGTATTTATACACTGTTTAAAACATCTGAATTGTGATTAAAACAATTAAGCGTATGTTAAGTACGTCACACTCAGATGGAAAAGCGCCTAAACGGTGCTTTTTTTGTAAATTTTTGATATAACAATGTTGAGGAAATGAAGTAGAAAAATATCGGACACACACGCACCCGAAAGGGTATCTGAGAGGTGAGGAATGTCCGTCCCGTCATTTCCATTGAGGCCATAGGCCTCTTTTTTAGAATTGAAAGGGTGGATTTATGGAATTATCAGAGGCAGTGGCTCAAATAGACGCTTTGAATTTGAAAAAATCAGAAAAGTTTATCCCTTCTGAGATGACAAATGAAGAACTAGCTAGACTACGATTTACCTGGGTTTCTCCTGAGGAGGAAGAGTTAGTAATAGCTGAACTTAGAAAAAGAGGTTTAGCGTTATGAAATACTCAAGTATTATCTTAAACATGTTAAAAAAGGGCGTGAATGGTGATGTCATTGATTACTATGATTTTTTTCTTGACCTAACGGCTAAACTTGGAGAGGATGACGCTTTTGCTGATGGTTGGCTAGCAGAAAATGAGCCCTTTTTTGACCTTATCAATGATGAACCTATGTATTATTTCTATGTTGAGGAGGATACCGAAAATAGAGAACTGTGTCAGAATTTCTTAAAGCCCTACTACGAAAAGGCAAAGCAATTAGTAAAAACTGGATCACATATCGTGCCAACTATCAAAGGGAAAGGAGACCGTAAATGAGTAAGCAACTTTGGAACTACCTAGGCTCAAGGGTTCAAATAGTCAACAGTGACGGCGAAATTATCAAAGGACTTGTCACAGATTTTGTTGATGAAATGGATAATGACGAACAAGATGAAATCACTATCCTCATTGACGGCTCAAGTCCTGATGAGCCTACAGAAGTCTCTCTGTATGAGAGTGACATTATCCGTATCAGGGAGCTAAAATAAAAAGCACCCTCGACAGGTGCGATTTACTTGCTTACTGAACTCATCATTTTTTAAGTCCCTTTTTTGTTACCTCTTATGTTTCCTGTAATTTTCCAAATGTAAAAAATTTTGAAGAAATCAGGTTAGATATTGAGGAGACTTACGCCTATTTTTCTATATCTAAGCATAGCAAGATAACAAAATTCTTTAATTCTTACATTAAATACTTTAAAAGCCTATTTAATAGGCTTTTTTTGGTGTTAACTTTTGATATTTTGCACTTAGCTTCGATTTTAGCTGAGTTTATAGTGAATTAACTGCCGTTTCAAAGAATGAGACGGCGTTTTCCCTTCTCCAATAGAGTGATTGTTCGTATTAAATGTCCTGGCAAGATTGACGTAGCCAACTCTATATTGTAGGTCTTTGGTATCCAGGTTCACATAATGTCCCAATGCTGAGAGTTTATTCACTCACTCGGATGAATGCATGGGTTTTACCTATCCGCCTCACTTTTTTGTCAATGGCACCAGTTAGAGAGCGAATGTAGTCCGCCTCAGATACATCTTTGTATTGATGAATCAGACCAGACACATATTCTACTTCCATTATTTCATTTTCCCACCCAATAGACTTGACCATCCTAGCTTTTACATTTCTACGCAGCAC